CCCCGACTGGAGACGCAAAGAACTCCGAGTTGTGTGGGATCGCGTTGGAGAGATACGGAATTTATGGGACCCAGACAAAGCCCACCGTTACTTTCGATGCAGTTCTTTTGCGAAAGATGAGGATTATCCAACCTACAAGCACAGCCGCGGCATATTCTCCCGCAGTGACGAGTTTAAGTGTGCAGTAGGACCCATCTTCAAGTTGATAGAGGAGCAGGTTTTTCAACATCCTGCTTTCATCAAGCATATACCTGTAGCCGATAGACCAGATTATATTATGGGTCTACTACACCGCGAGGGAGCCAAATATGTAGCGACAGATTACACGTCCTTTGAAAGTCTGTTCGTTAGGGAATTAATGGAGGCATGCGAGTTCGAGCTCTATGCATTCATGACCAGGTGCCTGCCGTCGGGCCCTGAGTTCATGCACCTTGTAAGAGAAGTCTTAGGTGGCCTCAACCTCTGTGTCTTTAAGGACTTTCGGCTGATGTTAGAAGCATGCCGTATGTCCGGAGAGATGTGCACGTCTTTGGGCAATGGGTTTTCAAACCTAATGTTCATGAAGTTTTTCTGTAAGAGGAAAGGCTGCAAGCATATACGTGGCGTGGTTGAAGGAGACGATGGTCTCTTTACCATGGTGGGGACTCCCCCCACGAAAGAGGATTTTGCCCTTTTGGGCTTGATCATCAAGGTTGAGGTGCATGACACCATCTCGACTGCGTCCTTCTGTGGGTTGGTATTTGATCGCGTAGATCGTATTAACGTCACAGACCCCCGCAAGGTTTTAAATAATTTTGGGTGGGTACAACGCACGTACGCAAACGTGCGGCCGCATAAGCTTCGGCAGCTATTGCGGTGTAAGGCTCTTTCCCTTGCATATCAATATCCCGGTTGTCCCATTATCGCAGCTATAGGAGCGTATGGGATTCGAGTGACCAATAAGACGAAAGCTCATTTTCGCAAGTACTTAGACCGAAAGGGCGGCTCGCTTTATGAGAGGGAGCAAATGCTGCTCGCCATGAAGAAGGGAGGTCCATACCCTTCAAAGAAGTGTGGGTTTGCGACCCGACTCCTTGTCGAAAGACTATATGGCATTTCCATCTCATCGCAGATAGCGATTGAGGACTACCTTGGCTCTTTACAGAGCATCCAGATCCTAGACCATGAGTCGATAGATGCTGTCATCCCTTCTTTGTGGAAACAGCACTATCGGGACTACTCATTTGTTGCTGGTCGGCTGGATAGGGACATGGTGTTCCCGGTAAAGGTTTGGTCTCCACTTAAGGATAAGGTCCCGGAGTGGAATGATGAGGATTTTCCGGTGGCTCTTAGTAACCGAAAGCAGTGGAGGACTGCCATAACAAAACTCAGTGCTTCTCAGCGCGCTAATGCGAAGCTTCGCTGAGAACTACACGCCGGAACCCTGTACCTGCGCAACAAGAAACAAGGGGAGGTTGTCAGACATACTTAGATCTGCGAGGGAAACGCGTCAGCACCCTGTGATTGGAGACCTCTTTGTTAGGCAACTCCC